TCACTCAACTGCTCCGTGATGGGGTTGGTAGGAATTAACTCCATGCCCTCAACTCCGTTGAAAGACCCTAAGTAGTTTATCATTCTTTCGACCTTCTGCACTCGGTCGTTGATGTAGGTTGCCTTGAACAACTCGTAAGCCTCCACCAGTTCCTGCCTGCCTCCAAGTTGCCCTTCGGTCTTCACGCCGAACAGCATCGGGTTGACCACACGGTGCGAGATGAATATCTCCTGCTGAATCGCCTTGTTCAAAATCTCGAACTGCTTGTCCATGTCGCTCGGAGTGAGCGGTTCCAATGTCGGGGCTTTGCTGACATCATCGTTGAAGGTAACCACGAACCTTCCAGCGTTATCGGTTCCCGAAAACTTGCGCTTAATCTGCCTCTCAATGTCGCCCTGTTCTTCAGGGGTTGGGATGCCGTTGTTGAAGTTTATCAAATACCCGCCCCAAAAGTTGTTTCGCAGGTTGTTGTTGTGGAAGTTCGCCACCTGCACGTCTGCTTCTATCCAAGCCAAGCCTCCCATGTATTCGGGCAGGGGATAGGACTTCACGCCTGCGGCATACACCCGATAATAAAACAACTGCTTGCCGATGCGATTGTCAGGGTCAAAGGCAGGGATTTTCTCAACGTCCCCAATCTTTGGGAATAACTGCACCATGTCATCGTTGTACCACTCGGCAACTTGGAACATCCGCTCCTCTTTGTCAACCCTGATTTTCTCGAAGGGAACGTGTTCCATCTTGGCAATGGTTCCCATCTTGTTCCAGTGAACGCAAACCGCAAAGCCGTTAAATATCTCCAAGTCAAGGACAAGCTTTTCGGTGATGTCATTCAGGTCATCGTGTTCGCTCAACCCGTCAAAGAACTTGGCGTAACGTGCCTGCTGTTCCACGGTCATCTTCTCACCTGCCTGCCATCCACCGCCAACGATGTAGTTCACTTTTCCGTTAACTATCGCATTGTGCTTTGAACTCCTGCGGTAATTGTCAAGGAGATAGTATGGGTACTCGTTGAACGCACCGTAAGTGATGTACTTGCCCGCTTTGTTTTCGAGCATTACAGGCACTTTGTGTTCTATCCCAAGCCACTGGGTGAAGGATTGCTTTATGCTCATAGCGTTACTGTTTAATCAAAGACACCTTCATTTTAGGCATCGTAAACATTGTAAGTAATTGAATTGGAGTAGGTGTTAAAGCCTACCGTTGCGGTTTGTATAAATGCCAAGCCTGTTTCAACGACCGCCAAAGCCGAGGCAACCGTGCTATTGGTATCGTAAACTTCATAACGATACGAGCCTGTTTCAATCGACCCCACGGCAAGCGAAAATTTGTCATAGCGTTCGGTGTATGAAGAAAGGTTGGCCGATTTCAGCAGGGTAAAGTCCGTGCTTACGTTCTTGGCGATGTTGGTCAGCCGCAAGATGTAACGGTCGCCCGTGCTGGCTCTTTGCGTCCAAGTAACGGTGATGGTGTTGGTGGTGTTTGGGGATAGGTATATCATCCTATCCCTAAATGTAGCAACCCCCGAAATTTCACAATTTGCGCCCGATGGCTCGGTAGAGTTCCGCCCTGCGCTCTGCGGTCTTGGCGATGTCGAAGCGTTCCCTCACGTCCTCGGCCAACTGCAAGGCCAAATGGCGAGCGTATCCTGGGTCGTTGATGAACTTGCGCACCGCTTTGTACCATGCGTCCTTCTTGCCGTAGGGGATGAGCAGGCCGTTCTCGCCATGAACGATTATGTCCGTATAGGGGATGGTTTCGGATGCAATGATAGCCTTGTACATCCACCCTGCCTCCACCACCTTAAGTTCGCTTTTTAGGCGGTTGAACTTGGTATCTCGCAGGGGGGCGATGGTGGCGTTGATGAAGTTGTAGCCTCCCACATAGGAGTAGATGTCAGCCGCTTGGATTCTGCCGTAGTTCGCATTCTTGCCGTTGCAGGATAGCATCTTCTCATAGTCAGCATAAACAGGGTTCTCGTTCCATCCACCAAGATAGATTTTGTACTTGCCATCAAGCGAATGGTCATGAGCCAGCAACCCGAAGGAATGCTCAACCAAGGCGATGTCCTCCTGATGCTGCGCCCCTCCGAACCATCCAATCTTAAACTTATCTTTCTCAGGCTCCTCGTCAGGATTGGCCTTATACTGCTGATACGCTTCGTACGGCTCATTCGGCAGGATGGTGACGTTCTTGTTCAGCACCCGAATCTTTTGCGCCAAGTGTTCCGTGGTCGTGGTCACATGGTCAGCCAAGCGGATGTGTTCCCGAATCTGCTCATCCAATTTCGTGGACAAATAGTGCCTGTACATGATGTGCCCGGATTCCAGCACCCAGTAGTCGTCAAGGTCCAAGATGACCTTCGCTCCAAACGCCGTGAGAGCCTTGTAGACGCCTCGAATTTGGTCAAGCGTACCTTGACACCACAATCGATTAAAAAGCCATATATCGACCGTTTTAAGGTCTTCATCCTTGACGTTGCCAATGTTGTCCACGCACACATAGTCAAACTCCGTGTAGTTGTCGCCAAGGTAGGCATTGGGCATTTCCAATCGATAGAAGGAACACCCTGTTGGATGGGCGTTGTAAACGATGCAGATTCTCATGGCGTAAAGATAAAACAAAAGGGCCACCCCTTTCGAGATGGCCCAGTCCACTAAACCAAGCGGGGTATGAGGCCCGCAGGTCAAAGATACTTACGAACCGCTGATTTGCGTTGCGGAAGCGGAGAATGTTGTGCTTGCGATGAGCAGCATCGGGTTTGTTTCCATTCCCGAAAGCGTCATCTCGTAGCCCGAACGGTCGCCGAATGCAGTGCCTGTACCAGCAGTGCCAGCGGTAGCCTCAAGGCCGTTGTCAGCACCGAGGAGCCAATAGCGGCTGTTGTTGTCTTGGACGATGACAATCACACGGTTGCGAGCCAAGAGGCGCAGTTCGTTCCTTACGGCCACCTGCAGCTTGTTGATGGTGAAGGTGACTTCGGGAGTGTAGAACAGGGTTCCGTTTTCCACGCTGGCGTTGAGCGTTTCGGTCATGGACGAAGTGGCTTTGGTCAGGTCGTACTCGAAGAATGAGCCTGATGCGTAGCCTGTAAAGCCAGTCACCGTTCCGCTGCCGTTGGTGTTCACGGAGCCTGTGGTGTTGAAGGCTTGGACATAAATTGCTTTGATGCCGCCAATAGAATCTCGGCATCCGAGGGCGTACCCTGTAGTGAGCGAACAAGACATAGTGTATATTTTAGGGGGTTAAAGTCAGTAAAATAACGGGGGGAAGTTTCCCTCCCCCCTTACACTTAGGCCAAACGGAAGTCAACAACGAGGTCGGGATAGGCTACCTGCACACCTACTTTGAAGGCGGCTTGGAAGCGGACTTCATCGTTGTCCTTGGAGTACCACAAGGAGAAGTTTTCCTCATCGGAGAGCAAGTCGGTTCCGTAGAAGAAGTTCCCAAGGTAGGAGCAGACGATGCGGTTAGTGCCAGTCAAGCCTGGAACTGCAACCACACGGACGTTAGTACCGGGGTAGATGATGTCGCCATCAGCAAGACCTTGGAGGTCAACTTGGTTGTACATCACGCCAGTGTTGGCTTTGAACGCTCCAATCAAGGTACGGAAGTTGTTCCAACCGCAGAAGATTATGAGGTCGTTGCGGGTCAAGATGGCCTGCGGGATTTGGTTGTAGATGTTGTCAAATACGCTGATGACGTTGCTGGTTGTGATTGAAGAAACAGCACCAGTGTTACCTGATACGGTGGAACCCGATGCAGCGTTCAAGATGGTCAACATACCAGTCACCAAAGTAGAACCCGACCAAATTGCGTTTTCCAAAGCCTCGGCGATGCGGAGGGCTTTCTGCTCGGCGAATGCTTGCTCGAAAGGCACGCCATCGTAGGTTGAGCCTTGGGTCAACTGCGACTGCATCCAGTACTGCTCAAGCGAGCGAGGGCAAAGAGCCTCTTGGATTTTCATGGGTGCAACAGTGATATTGCGCTGTGTGAATGTGGTGGTTCCTGATGCAGTCCATCCGCAAGATGTTCCAGCGGCAAGTGCAGCATCGGTGTCCATCAAGTTCAGGGCAGCGGCTGATTTGATACCTACCTGCTTTGTGAACAAAGAGGCGGTGCGAGCCGCAAATACGGCTTTGGTGATGAGCGGCAACCTTTGCTGCTCGGTGTAAGCGGTTAGCGTTCCAAGAGAGAATGACATGGCTTTTTGTTTTTGGGGTTAAAGATTAATTGGATTTTTTGAGGGTCTGAATTGCTTGGGCGAGGGAGTTGAAGTTCTGCATGGATGCGGCCTTGCGTTGCTCCACGATTGCGGAGGCGGTAGGCTTTGGGGTTTCGGTTGGAAGTTCAGCGACCTTCTCCACGATGTCGGTCATGGTTTCCATCTGCGATGCAAAGGCGGCCATCTTCTCCTTCATGCTTCCGAGTTCGGTGTAGGCGGCTTTGAGTTCCTCCATGATGCTGACCAAGTGCTTCTTGACGATTTCTTCAACAACCGCAGGGTCAACCAATGGGTAACCTTCGGCGATTTCGCTGACCACTTCGCCTGCTACTTCGGGGGTGATTTCAGCAGCAACGGCGACTTCCTCAGCAGGTGCTGGGGCTTCTGCGACAACCACTTCGGTGATTTTGCCGCCTTCGGTTTTGACCACGCCAACGCCTTCAACTTGATGCTCGCCGTCAGGGGCGGGCAGGGTTTCATCCTCGGTCAGGACATACACAGGAGTGCCAGCAACGAGGTCGCCATCTACTCGGATGACAGTACCATCGGCCAACTTGTAGTCGGCAAAAGCTTGCTTTTGGGTTGTGAACTTCCGCAGTTCGGTGCGGAGCGTTTCGATAGCTGATTTTAGGTTCATAGATTATAGGGATTTGTAGGTGGGGTTGATATGTTGCAAAAAAGCGGTCAAGTCATCTGCAAGGCCAGCGAGTGCGACCTCAAGTTCGGTTCCCGTGTTCTTCATGCCGAACAAGCCCTCTACGCTGAACCCCTTGAAGGCATGGCGGTTATCCCAAACTTCATCGTTCTCAACTTTGAACGAACCGAACCAACTTCCGTCCGGGGTGTCCTCGTAACCTTTGGGCGGCATGATACCACGCTCGGCATCGGTGATGTAACTCTCGAACATGAACACGCCATCCAATTCGGCGTTGTGGTATGCGTTGACGTTGTGCTGATTCCCTTGCTTGAAGTACTTCTGCACGATTTTGCGGATGGTAGCTTTGTCAAAGACAACGTAATACTCGCCGTAAGTGTCATCCTTGCGGAAGATTGGCGTGTCGGCAAGCATCAGCGGCCCGGTAAGCACTCGGCGTTCGCCTGTTTCGGCGAATCGTTGCGGGGTCTTGGCGAAGGCTTGGAACGGTTTCTCGATTGCGGGCATATCGACCAAGGCCACGAATTGCACGCCTTCGTCCACCTCATCCACGGTCATTCGGTACACAGGTAACTCCATGGGGGTAGATGTAGGGGTTAGCCTAATGTTGCAAATTCGGACAAACGCCGCACCCTGCTCGTGGTCTGCTGGATGTCACGCTCGACAACGTAGGCTCGCATGGGTTGGTTGCCCTGCGGTTGCGGTACAGGCTCGCCCTGATTGCCAAGCATAGTTGTGTTCGGGTTGCTGAATGTAGCGGATGGCGTTGCCGTAGATGTACCCCCTGATGGTGCGGCAGTATTGCTTGTGTTGCTACCGCCCCCTTGGAATTGCGTTGCTTTGATTTTCGCAACAGCCGCAAGTCCAGCGGCAAGGGTCAGTCCTGCCTGAACGAATCGTTGACCCGGAAACACCTCCTCCTTCATCTTTAATGCCGAAGTGACACCCAAGAACGTATTCACAATGGCTTGGGCGATGCTCGCGGCTTTTGATATATTGAACGCCTTTCTTTGTGCTTCTTCACTTTGCCCTGCCGTTGCCGTGATGATGTCGCCAATGATGCCAAAGGACTGGTCAGCCATCTGCTGCTGGGCTTGCCGCAAATCGGATTCTCGTTGCAGTTCCCCGTCTTTTGTGGCCTTATCCCTTGCAATTGCCGCAGACGTTGAACTCATCCGCAACGCCGCCTCTTTCTGCATCCCTGCGATGATTGCGGCTTCATATTCAGCAATGAATTGCTTTTGAGCGGCCAACCGTTCATAATACCCCTCGATTTCAATCAACTTAATCCGCTCCTGCTCCGCAAGTCGAGCGTCCGTGTTTTGCTTCAGTTCCTGCTTTTCACGGTCGGCTTGTGCCTTGTTTTGAGCGTTCCTTCTATCCCTATCCGCTTTCTCTTTGTCAGCACGTTGCTTGGCATCGGTATCAATGATTTGAGATTCCTCTTTGATTTTGATATTCAGCAAATCAAGTTCTTGACGCAGGGAGTTCTGGTATTTGTCATTCTTAACACCATACCGAGCCACATCTTCCTGCAACTTGCGGTCGAGTTCAGCCTTCTCGTTCAGCAGCGTCTGCCTGCGGAGTTTTGCAAGGTCTGCCTCGGTTGCACCATTGGCCTTGAGTTTACGCTCATAGTATTCCAGCGTTCCAGCGGTGTCCTCAAGCGAGCGTTTCAAATCCTTCTGCGAATCGGCAGCGTCTTCGGTCTTGGTTGAGAATAGCCCCATCGCCTCGGCAGCAAGTCCGAGAACTACAACAATCGCACCGATGCCTGTTGCTGCAAGGGCAATCCTAAACGCTCGCATTGCTCCAGTTGCCGTACCTACGGCCACGGCATACAACTTGGTCGCTGCCGTGTTGATTCCCATCATCACCGCCGATTCCTTCTGCAATAGGTTGGCCACCTGCTGAACACCGTTGGCAAGGGCCATGGCTCCCTGCACCTTGAGCATCGCCTTCTGCAAATCCTCGTTCTCATCTCCGAACAACGCCGCCGCTCCTTGTGCAATTTGGAAGCCTGCGGTGATTCCCTGCACCGCTCCAACAAAAGCGTCAATGGTTTTGGTGTCGGAGGCAAGGTTCTTGATTCGCTGATTGACATCGCCAATCTCATCCTTCAACTGCCCCGCCTGTTGTTCCAATCTCTTGAACGCATCGGTTCCTTGCTGGCCTGCCTCGGCCATGGCAATCAATTCCTTTTGCATTTCACGCAAGCGTTGCTTTGCGCTTTGCGTTCCTGCGCTGGTGCTATCCTTGAGGCTTACCTCAAGTGCAATCTCTTTAGTTACGTCTGCCATGGTTTATCCTTCGGAGGGTAGTTCAGGGTTTACGGGTGGTTCGTAGTTCGGGTCGGATGGGTCGCTTGTAATCGGACCGTTGTACAGGAATGCAGGGTCGTTTGCTATCGGCACGTTGGTCACAGGTGCAAAGTCAGCAAGGTTCAGGATGCGGCGTAGCGTCACCCTGCAAGGCTTCATTTGCCCAACGAGATAGTCCCGAATCTCCAGCAATCGCCAACGGATGCCGCCGTAATAAATCGGCTTGCGGAAGTCCAACTGGTAGATGTCCACGCTTGATAACATCATGGTGAGTTCCAACTGCAGGGCTTCCTTGCTGACGGTTTCGTTGACATAATTCTTCCAATACTTGTTGAAGAGATTATTGTTGGTGTAGTTTATGGTTGAGCCGCTTGCGTTCACGGCATTGTAGTACACCAAACGAGGAATCTCAAAGGCAAGGTCAAAGGTCGGAGCGTAAGGGTTGTCGATGTGGCTGACGAAGGGCATCCGAAGAATACCGACACCTACCGATACATTGCCGCTAACAGTAGAACTTACTGCATATTGATAGGCCCATTCGGTTTGCCCTTCAACCAAGTTGTATTGCGCCAAGCGATAACCTGTTTGTAATTTTTTGACCGTGCCGCTTGCAAGCGTGCCTTCAATATCCCAAGCACGACCAACAATCTTATCCGTGCTGAACGATGCAGGGATGAGCGTGCCGCAGGAGGTTTCCACGACCTTATCGCCTTTGCCGTAGAAGTTTTGCGTTGGGAATAGTTTGCCGCCGTAGCCTTCCCTTGCAAGAGGATAGGACTGTTTGTACGTCTTGGACAAATAGTCGCTCATATCCTTGTACTTGAAGATGAGGTTGGTGCTTGCGTTCGGGTCGCCGTTAGTGAGAATTTGCTCTGCATTCTCATCCGCTTTCTGCGACCAGTCCACCACGCCCGAAGCGTAGAAGTCCACCCAAGGTTCGATGTACAGTAGTTTCGGGTCTTGGGCATCGGCCATGATGTGCAGGTTGAACATCTTCTGCAGGTCTTGCAGGAGGTCGCCTTGCTTTACGTCAGCAGGCAGAGCGGTCCGCATATCGAGTGTTCCGATACTGCTTGGATTTTCAAGGCAAGTCCATTGTATGGTTGCGCCTGATAGGATTGTAAAGTTTTGCGTGAAACCACCTATACCATCCCATTCAACCAAAAACTGTATATTGGCGTTAGAAAATGCAGGTATTGTGACATTATTGAAATCTATAACCGATACTACATTTTTTTTCAAACTAAAATTTATAGCAGTAGCAAAATTCCCTCCTGATGCAGGATTGCGAATTGCCATTCTGCAAATGTTATTGTTGTCGGATACAACTGAACCACTTAGTGTAAATGACACCCGAACATTCCAGCGAGTGTCAACCGAAGGGGCAACAAAAGTGCTTGACGATGCGACCCAATATCCGCTATTGTCATAAAAGGGCGCAGGAGTGTCCTTTGGAAAGAAAATCTTTTGTTCTACCAATTCGGAAAAGTTTGTAGTATTTCCTGTGCTTTGCGCAAAAACATTGCTCCCCGACAAGTTCACGGGCATCGTGCCTGCCGCATATGGAATGACCAACTTGCCAAAAGTTGCTGAGTTGAAGAAGTTGCTGGAATACCTGTATCCCGCTTGACTAAAGATTAAGTCAACAATCTTTTTGACGTAGATGCTTGGCCCTAACTGCCACCATGCCGCTTGAAACCATCCACCACCGTCAAGGTTCATCATGTCCGTAAATCCCGCCGCATCAATGACCCCATAGACGTA